ATTAGATTATTTAAGAGATACACGATTTGGTATGGGTATTCCTAATAGTTACTTTGATTCAAATTTTGCAGATTGGCAAATTGCCGGTGATGTTTGCGATACAGATATAACGCCATTTTCTGGTGCTAGTGCAATAGATTTAATGGATAGTCATACTGTTGTTGATACATCAAAAAAAGCTATTGATAATGTAAAAGATTTTATTCGTGGCTCTAGAGCTTATTTGAATTTTAGTGCAGGTAAATATAAAATCCTAGTTGAAACATCAGGTTCTGCTTCAATCACTCTTACAGAGGATAATATTCTTAATGGTATTACAGTATCAAGTAAAAATAAAAACTCACGATATAACAGAGTTATAGTCAACTTTATTAATCCAGATAAAAATTATCAATCAGATACTGCACAATTTCCGCCTGTAGATGAAACAGGATTAGCGAGTGCTGATCAACATGCTACAATGAAAACAGCAGACGGTGGTTTATTGTTAGAAGGTAGATTTGATTTTTCTATGTTAACGAGTCCTTATCAAGCTCAAGAAATGGCAGAAATAATTCTTCGTAGATCAAGATCAAGTTTAGATATATCAATAAAAGCAGATGCAACAGCTCTTGATTTGTCTATAGGCGATATCGTGAATGTTACTCATGCAACACCAGGATTTTCAGCAAAAGCTTTTAGAGTTCAAGGTCTTACTTTAAATGCTGATCATACAGTAAGTTTGCAATGTTCAGAACATCAAGATTCATTCTATACTTTCGGAACTCAACAGGAAGTAGCTTCTATACCTAGTACAACTTTACCAAATCCTTTTTCTGTAAGTCCTCCTGCAAGTATTAGTCTTGATGACGAATTAATAGAATATGCAGACGGAATTGTAATAACTAGATTATTGATAACAATAGGAGTTTCGCCAGATAGTTTTGTTGATAATTATGAAGTACAAATAAAACAAACAAAAGATCAAAATGGTGCAACTGTTACCGATTCATTTAGGGAAATAGCAGTAGGTAAAATATTAGAATATCAGCACTTAAATGTCATTGACGGAGCAGAATATCAGGTAAGAGTTAGAGCTGTAAATACTATCGGCAGTAAATCAACATTTATATCAACAACTAGAACTATAGTGGGTGGCGTTGAGGCACCTAGCAATGTGGAAGATTTCGCAGTCGAAATGCATGGACAAAATCATATGAAACTTACATGGACACCACCAAGTAAAAATAGTGATCTAGATATTTCTTTTTATGAGATTAGGTATCAAAATGTAACAACAGGCGCTAAATGGCTTAATTCAACAAATTTAGTAAGATGTCCTAGAAGAAAATGTGATAATGCTGTTGTTCCTGCACGCACCGGATCATATTTAATTAAGGCTGTCGACAAGAACGGTAATACATCTGCTGAAGCTACAATAGTCACAACAAATATTTCTGATATTCAAGCTTATCAAACAATATCAACATTTACAGAAACTCCAGATATATTTACAGCAGCTGATAATATGGATGCAAGTTTACCATTAGCAGTAAAAATAGATGCATCAGGCGATACAGTATTAACTTTAGATACTGTTACAAATTTTGATGATACTGTCGGAAACTTCGATAGTGCTAGTGGCGATTTTGAGTTAGGAGGAACTGATACAACTTCAAATCCTAATTTCAATAATTCAAACAGAGATGCAAAAGGTTTTTACAATTTTACTAACAGTTTATCATTAGCTCAAATCTATGACGGAAATATTGAGCCAACAATAACATTAGATGCAGAAAATCCATATGATTTGTTTGATAGTGGTAGAGGAGCATTATTTTTTGACTCAGCTAAAGCACCGTTTGACGGTACTGAACAAATACACGCTTTTCATAGAGTTCAAATTGCAACATCAACTTCAAGTCTTGCTAATTGTACAACCTTTGTAGATATTACACAATCAGCTACATTTAAATTTAAATTTGCAAAATTTAGATTAAAACTTACTAATGATGATGATCAAACATCTAGTAATGTAAAAACTATGTCTATTAAATTAAATATGGAAGAAAGAACATTTGCACAAAACGATTTAACAACTTCATCAGGAACAAGAACGATAACATACACAAATCCGTTCTATGCAGTTCCTGCCATAGGTATTGCAGCTCAAAATATGGCGACAGGAGATACATTTACAATTTCATCAAAAACTGTTAATGGTTTTAGTATTGCATTTGTAAATTCAAGTGGCTCTGCAGTTGATCGTACATTTGATTACATTGCCAAAGGTTATGGGTTGCAAAGTTAAACAGAAAAGGATATAGATTAGATATGGCACAAGTAAGTGATGTAAGTTTAGATAACCAGGGATTCAGTGCGTTCCGCACGGAATTAAACAACATATTATCGGCGATTAATTCTTCACATAGTGGAACTTCAGCACCGGGTTCAGCTACCGCAGGCACGCTCTGGGTTGACACAGCAACAAGCGGAGTACTAAAATTAAAAATGAATGACGGAACAGATAATGTTGAAATTCTACAATTAAATATTTCAAGTAATGCTTTGACAAGCACAATGTCGGTAACAGGAACTATTTCCGAAACTGACCCAAATGCTTTGCCATTAGCGATTGCGTTAGGATAGGAGTAAAACATGGCTAATACTTTTAAGGTAAAGACAAACGGAGCTATGCCAGCCAGTGCAGGAACTCCGCTAACTTTATACACAGTACCGTCAGCAACAACAACAGTAGTAATTGGTTTAGTTCTTTGCAATATTCATACAACATCTGTTACTGCTAGTGTTCAATTAGTTTCTGATACAAGCGATACTGAAACGAATGAAACAGTTTTTGTAGCTAAAGATGTAAGCATACCTGCAGGAAGTTCATTAGAATTATTGACAGGCGGAAAAGTAGTAGTTCAAACAACTGATATAATAAAAATTGATTGTTCAGTTTCTGCAAAGATAGATGCAACATTAAGTATATTAGAGATTACATAGGAGTAAAGAATGGCTTATATCGGACAAGCACCTACCCCTTTACCACTTTCAGCAACTGATATACCTGATCTACCAGCTACTAAAATTACATCTGGTACTTTTCCTGCATTAAATGGAAGTAACTTAACAAATTTAGATGCTGCTGATCTTACAGGGACACTTCCTGCAATTTCAGGAGCTAACTTGACAGGCATCGCATCTGATTTTGTTAAATTAATAACAACAACAATATCATCAGCAGTAGCAAGTGTTGATTTTGGTTCCTCTTATATTAATAGCACTTATAAAGTTTATAAAATTTATTACAGAGGTTTAAAACTTTCTGCTACTGATAATATAGCATTAAGAATCGGTGCAAGTGGTTCATTATTGACAAGTGGTAATTATCAAAAAGGTGGTATGGCACAATCTTATGAATCTACAAGTTTTGCTGGTGTTAGTGGTACATCAGATACAGGATATCAATTCGGTGGACATCACGAAAATAGTGCCGCTAGTCAAGAAATGTCTGGCGAAATTACTTTGTATGATTTAGTAAACAACACTCCTAATAAAGCGTGTGTTCATATTGGAAATAGAGTTGGAACAGGTGCAAATAGATTTGATGTGAAAGGTTTTATGAATCCAAACACACAAACTTGTGATATTATAAGTTTATACACAACAGGAAGTGCTAATTTAACTGCTGGTCAAGTTAGCTTATATGGAATTAAAGAATGAAAAAATATTTAGACGGAGTTTTAGTAGATTTAACAGATGATGAAATAGATCAAAAAAATAAAGATATTTCTGAATTACCCTCCGAACTTGAAAGAGAACTATTATCACTAAGAAGTATAAGAAATTCATTATTGCAAAAAACAGATTGGACAGCTAGTAGTGATTTAACGATGAGTGACGAAATGAAAACATATAGACAACAATTAAGAGATGCTACAAACGGACTTGATACAGTCGATAAAGTCAAAGCATATACATTTCCAACAGAGGTACTTAAATGAGTTATATTGGCAAAGAACCTCAAACTGGTGCTTATTCAATGCTCGATGCACTTACAGCAAGTGCTACAGCAAGTTATAGTTTAACATTAGATTCAGTAGCTTTTGTTCCAGAATCTGCGAATCATTTATTAGTCAGTTTAAATGGTTCAATCCAAAAAGCTGGTAGTTCATATACTGTAAGTGGCTCAACTCTTACATTTTCTAGCACCTTAGCATCATCAGACTCAATCGACTTTGTTTTAGCATTAGGAAATGTTTTAGATATTGGCACTCCAAGCGATTCAACAGTCACTAACGCAAAAACTAATTTTGTTTCAACTTCAAGTGCTGCAGGATTACAAATAAAAGGCGACGGAACTACTGACGGAACTTTACAACTTAATTGTTCGCAGAACAGCCACGGAATAAAATTAAAAAGTCCTGCGCATAGTGCAAGTCAATCTTATACTTTAACTTTTCCAACTACTGCACCAAGTGCAGATAAATTTTTAAAAACTGACGGATCAGGTAATTTATCTTTTGCTGATGCAGGAGGAATTACTCATTACTGGTCAGCATCAAGAAGTTCTGGTCAATCAGTTGCTCAAAATACTGCAACCACAATTCTTTTCAATGTTGTTACTACAGCAACAGGAATAACAAGCACTTTAACATCAGACGGAAGAATAACAATACCAAGTGGTGGTGCTGGTTGGTATGTCGTTACTGCTATTAGTAGATATGCTGATGATCCTACAAGTGGCAAAGAAAAAGTACAAATACAATGGTATGATACATCTGCAGGAACAACAGAAAATATTGGTTATGGCGAAATGAATACAAGTGGAACTTATGATACTAAAGTTGCAACAGGACTTAAATATTTAGATGTAGGCGATTATGTTTATGTTTCAGTAAATCAAAATAATGTTAGTTCTGCTAGTTTTATTGGTGGTAATGGAACAGCCTTTTATGGATTTAGGATTGCATAATGGATAATTTATCAAATAAAATTATAGCATATTTAGGAAGAACTCCTGATTTCGAAACAGAGGTATTATTACAAGATGATTATACAGACGGAGTTTCAAATCCATACATTAAAGAATGGAACGCAAAAGATAAAGCAAAACCAACTGATGATGAACTAAATGCTCTTGATACTGAAGCTACTAAACTTGAAAATAATGCAAAAGCAGATGTAAATAGGAAAACAGAATATGGCTCATGGGAAGAACAATTAGATTATATATATCATAATGGTATAACGGCATGGAAAACAAATTTTATAAAACCAATTAAAGATAAATATCCGAAAGAGTAATAGATGACATTAGTAAAAGTTAGATCAAGAGGAATAAACTTAGCAGATGATTTTGCATTCACAGGCACAATTTCTGGTGCTGGTGGTGGTAAAGTTGGGCAAGTAGTGCAAACATCAACATCGACAGCTTTATCAAGCACTTCAGATAGTTATGTAGATTTATCTGGATTTACTTTTAATTTTACTCCAAGTGCAACCAATTCAAATGTTTTAATAAACTGTAGTATTAGTACTGGTATGGATAATCACTCATCTTATGAAACTGCCTCTGTTCTTAAATTAGTTAGAGATAGTACAGATTTAAAAGAAATTACTTTAGTAAGTAACTATGGAAACTGGATGGCTGGAAATTATTCTTTTATTTTTTATGACACTGCCATTTCAACAACTTCACAAGTGACTTATAAATTTCAAGCAAAAAGAATAAATGGTGGTCAAACTTTTAAAATTAATTCTGGATATTCGGCTGCTAACAGTTATCAAACATCAGAAATGACAGCGATAGAGATACTAGCATGACAAATATAGATAAATTCTTTAGTGCCATAGAAACTCTTAAATCAGGAGTTCAATGCACAGTTGAGGGCGATATTACTTCTGAAGATGATTTTAATAATAATATAAAATGGAATACAGGAGTAGAAGGCGAAAATGCTATTGTTTCATCAACAAATCCTCATAGTGAAATCACATGGGCTAAAGTAAAAGCAGAAATGGATAAACTCTAAATTGAATGTGGAAACCTTTTATTATAGGCACAATATTAGCTGCAATAATAGTTTTTTTTCTAAATAGTATGATGAATTCCGCATTAGCGGAAACGAATACAGTATCATCAACCGTAGTTACAAATAGTACTCCTCCCACAGCGAATTCGCCAAGCGTCGTAGTAAATAATTCTGATGTATGTAAAACTGCTGTCGCTGGCGCAGTGCAGACCCAAATTTTAGGTATTAGTTCAGGCATGACAGTAAGAGACGAAAATTGCGAACGACTAAAGCTATCACGCTCACTTTACGCTATGGGCATGAAGGTGGCGGCAATATCAACTCTTTGTGCTGACAGTCGAGTTTTTGACGCAATGTGGAATGCAGGCACATACTGCCCTTATAATGCAAGCATAGGGGAAGATGCTCGAAAAGGTTGGGAGTCAAATTTAGATGACATACCGGAAGGTAGCTTAATATTTCAGAATATTACAGAAGCTAGAATAGAAGAAAAAGAAGAAACCGTAAGGGATTTAAATGATTTTGAAAAATTTGTTATTGTCGGCATGGCTATGTATATTGGTATGCCTATCATTTTCTAGTAGAGCTATTGAATGTACAATAGATACGATAGGACTATGTACTCCTACGATTGAACAAATCATTGAAGAATCAAGCATAGAAACTATAGAATTTCAAGCAGACGGAATACTCACTACAACCGAAACAACAACAACCACGACAACGACAACAGTTGCTAATCAAGACTCTAACGATTTGTTAGATGGCGATAACGATTTTGTTACTTCAAAATATGAAGGCGATATGGATATAGATTGGGGAGGTCAAGGACCCGCATCTATGCCTAGCGGAAATACTTGTGGTCAATTAGGAACTGATAAATGCGCTATGATAACAGGAAGTGGCAACGGAACAAGTACAATGGGAGTTTCTGGAATGGGAACGACATTTATTCAAACTGTAAATATTTCTGATCTTAATATAACTCATGGTGGCAGAACTAATTATACAATCAAGGTAGAAAAACAAGATGCTCAAGATTCTATTTATATGCATATTACAGGAAAAAACGGAACGACAAATGTATTTAGCGGAACAGATATTTTAAGTGCTAGTGGCACAAATAGTGGTTATAAATCATATGAAGGTGGCTTTGACTTTGCAGGAAGCATAACATCTGTCATTATAGAAGTAGGCGGTAGAGATATAAATCTTGCTATCGGACCCATGTTCGACGATGTTTCCGTTCGGATTTTGTATAATGTTATCAATACCATTGTCGAGCAAACCATAACGAGTGTAGAAATGTTTGTAGCTTATAATATTGATGCACCTGAGGAAGTTATAGATATAGTTGAAGATATTTTTGATTCAAATATGCCTGTTGAAACTGATGTAGGTTTAGATTTTGAACCTATTGAAGTTGAAGAAATTAGTTATGAATCTGTTGAAATAGAAATCGCAGAAATAGAAATAGAAGAAATTCAAGTCGTAAGTGTTGATCTTTCGGAATCTGATACTATTGAAGTCAATGTAGTTGATGTTGAAACAGAAATTGAAATGGAAATAGAAATGGATTTAGATGTTGATGTGGAAGAATCAACTGATGTTGAGCCAACGACACAAGAAGAAACAGAACCAACACAAGAAGCACCAACCAATAACGATACTGAAGAACAAAACGAAGAAGTGACCGAAGAATCAACGGAAGAAACAAACGAGGAATCCAACGAACCGAAAACAGAAGTAGCTGAAAAAGAAGATACAGAAAAGACAGAAGAAGCACAGCAAGAAGAAGAAAAAACTGAAGAACCCAAGTTAGCGAAGAAAGAATCATCTAAGGAAAAAGCCGCTAAAAAAATATTGAAAAAGATAGACGATAAAAAAAGATATGATTCTACTAGTCAATTAAAAACCCTTGTTGTAATGCAAGTATTAGGCAACAGTAAATCATTTTTTGAGAGTCAACAACAGCTTATTGATAGAGTAGGATTTTTCACAGATACTACTTTGCCAGATAGCTATATTTCTGATAATAATATCGCTGGTTATCTTCTATTTGGTGGGAGTAATCAATTAATGAATGAAATGATAGATAGTCAATGGCAGAAGTAAATATTGGTGGCATATCCTTCAAAGGTGGAAGAATGTTTGCTGTTCTTATTGCATTAAGTAGTGCAGTCGGAATTTTATATGGGGGATTTGAAGCATTCAAACGATTTCAAGATATGTCTGCAAAAATAGAGAGCTATACTGCCCCAGACCTTAGTAGCTTTGATAAGAAACTTGAAGTCCTAGATACTGAATTTAATATGCTACAATCAGAAATATCAATAATACTTGAGGAAGTTGCACTAGTTGCGGACGTAGCAAAAGAACTCAAAAACGACTTGAAAGCAGATGTGCGCAGAATAGAAACAATAGTTGAAGATGTAGAAACTAGAGTCAAAGAAGATAGCAGAGAAAATTCAAGAGATTTAAAAGAAGCGATAAATAGTATAAAAGACGATATGACAGAACTAGAGGAAAAGGTAGAAAAGCAAATAAGAAACGCATTAGAGAACCCTTTAAGTCAGTTGAAATAAAAGCTGA